GTTTAACCTTGCCTGAATTTGATGCTCTAATGGAAGAACAAAACGGTTTATGTTGGATATGTGGCGGGAATAATGGAGTAATGGCCTCACTACGCTTGCCTTTCATTGCGTTGCATCTACGGCATGCAGCTACTAGATTGTCGAGGTCATCTGTTCCACCTAACACGCGTGGTTGTATATGATCTACTTCATTGGCTGGCTCACCACAATACGCACACGTATAGCAGTCTCGCTTCAATACTATGAGTCGTTGGGTTTTCCACTTGCCACTACCCAGATGCTTACTACCCATTAGTGCCAGTTCCTTGTCTTAAAGTGATGTAACGCATTGCACATACTACCGTAACGTGCATTGCTGTATTTGATTCCCCACTTAACCTGCTCTATTGGATCAGCAGTCTTTAGATATATAGACCTACCTTGTGGTATGCCATAGTGGCTACCGTTCTTAGCCTCTGGTCTCCAGTTACTCTCTTTGGTATATAACTCTAAAGCGCATTTATATTCATGTAATGGAAGATTGGCTTTTGCATATTGTTTAGGTGTTTGTTGTATTTGAATACCATCATGTATTGGTGCTGAGGCATTAGCCGCGCTAATGAATAGTATCCCCATGACACTTACTACCGCGCAAGCTATCCGCGTAGCGGCTTGCGCTGAGTGCCTGAAGCACTCTAGCAAGCTAAGTGTAATGCCTCTGTCAAGCATTTGGGTAAAAGCCCTGGTCACAAGGCGTGTCGCTTTTCTCATTCTCGTAATTCCTTCCAGTTGGCCATCTCATTATTTGAGATAGTTGCCTATCGGTTATCGGTCTTGTAAAAGCCTTTCCCACGAAATACGACTGCCGGTGCAGTCCAAATACGTGTCATAGTTCCCCCACAGCTACATCTAATAGACTCTGGGTTATCGGTGGTTTCATAGATCGCGTTGCAGGTATCGCACCCGTAATCGTAATTAGGCAAGTTGTTCCCTTTCATGCAAGACTTTAATGAGTTCGGCAAAAGGATGTTCAAGACTTCTATTTATAATTGAAGAAGGTTCTACATAATCAAAAGGAACACGAATTTTCTTTCCATGTTTCATAATGAGTTTTCCTTGCAAATGCGTAGGCACACCTTTTTCTAGGTATTCTGCCGCTTTTTTGATTAGTTCAGGATTATCTTTGAATAAACCTAAAGCTCTATTACATAAATTGCACAACAAGCCCCTAACATTGTTTGTTACGTGATCGTGGTCAATACATAAGGCCATTACTCCATTATTCCCGCCACATATCCAACATAAACCGTTTTGTTCTTCCATTAGAGCATCAAATTCAGGCAAGGTTAAACCATACGATCTAATCCTTTTACCCCTTGCTTGTTCATAAGTAGTTTTTTCTCTAGGCAAGGCTTATTCCCCCTTGTTGGCAAGTGTGGCAGATTGTGTTTTCAATCATCCAACCACCACATTGTAGGCATCTGGTTGGTTCATTGTTGGGTGCGCGGTCTTGGAGTATCTTTATTAGATCACCAAGCCGCATGAAGGCTAAATACTCCTCAGCGTTTTCGCCCTGTCCATTACAGCGGCTAACTACAAAGGCAAGTTTACCACCTTTGTTGGTCTCAGCTTGTTTAATCCAAGCTAATGGCTGAAAGTCTGAACGAGCCTTAACCTCGATTGAGAATGGTATCCCTGTTATATCTTCGCCTTGTCTGCCTGCCCCAGTAGATTCAGCGTAGGGATACCATTGCTTCAACCAGTCAGCTACTACGCGCTGTGTTTTGTAGCCCCTGTGCTTGCGGTGATTAGCCATTGACGGTATGGCATTTCTCGCATTGCCATTGCAGCGGTGATAGACTAACTGTCCAAACGCCTTCATCCTGATCTGGAATGTTGTTGCACATCTGGCAGACTAGCATTGGCACATCGCCGTAGAATTCGACTGTGCCATCTGGTCTGACTATTTCAGCATAACCCATTTATTCAACTCCTTCCGGTAATCGCCATTTGCCTGTTTCTTTTGACATCACATACCAAATTGCTGGACATCTTTCGCCCTTTGATGCACCACGAACTTCACACAAAGCACCTTGCCACGGCTTACCTGCTGCACTAACGCCTTGCTTAATTGTTCGTGTGCCGTGTGAACATGTTGGAATTGGCTCTGCTTCACCAAAGGCTTGCTGCACCATTTCAGCTGCTTCGCTTAATGTTGTTGGCTCTGGTGTTGGTTCTTTACCTACAAACTCATCCCAAGTGTTGTTAATTGCTAGTGGTGCATTGGCAATAGTCTCACTGGCCAAGTCATTCTTTACTCTAGCGACTTTTCCCATTTCTTCGCGGCTAGGTCTTTTTCCTTTAGCTGCATAACCTGCGTTTGCAAGCGCTCTACCGATTGCGCTAGTCTCACAATTCTCCAGTGCGCTAGTTGCATTAACGCCGCGATCAGTAATCTTCTCTTCAGCGTATCCTGTTGAGAACGCGACACCATCCGCAAAAGTCCTGTATATATACGCTTTAACAATAAATCTATCATTTGCAAAACTCTCCAGTTCTGTGTCTATGCGGAAGTCTGGAAAGTCCTTAATAAACTTCTCCAGGCGAACTTCCACTGTCTCGTAATTGTCTAGGTTAAAAGCCATTTAATACTCCTTGTGTAGTGTTGCCATTGGTCTTTGCATACTCTATCTGTTGATCTAATGAGAAGTATGAGCCATCAGCCCACTTAGATACGTCAATCGCGCAGTCATTACAGTAAGAACGCTTGCGCCCATGAGACTTGGGCAGTTCACTTGTAACTGTCCAGGCCGCTTGTGTTGTGCCTTTAGGGTTGTGTATGCCGAACCTGCTCTTGCAGTAATCGCACCACACTCCATGCTTTGCTTTAGTAAGCATCAAGATCGTTGTCGAAGTCGGTAAGTGCGATGTGTCCTGCAATCGCCATGTATGCGACAGCGTCCGCGTATGAATCACGGTGCGTTGCTTGCTCAGACAAACGCGAGATTTTGACGAGTGCCATACATATCGCAACTTCGTGAGGTTCGATTCCACGATTGAGATACGCACTCCATAGCTGCGCGATTCGTATGTGATTAGCAGTTGGGTCTCCATACTGCAAACCTCTGTCATAGAGGAGTCTGGTGCTTTCAGTAAGGAGTTCATTAGCGATCATTGCGAACCGGAACACGCATTAGTGAACGGCCAGCGTGCCAGCCTTCTCGCTTGCCTCTTGCGTGGCCTTTCCAATAGGCAATAAACACAACGCCTGGAGTCATTGCCAATAGTCCTACAGCTTCAAAGTAGGTTAGGTCTATCATTTTGTAGCCCTTCTCGTTGGCTACTGTGCTTCGCCAACACCTAAAGGGTCGCACTTAATTCAGGCTATTTCAACCTCATAATGGCAAATTTGTATAACGATTTGATAACGAAATCTTCGTCATATCCAAGCCATTCCTCGCCACAACAAGGGTCATCCATAGACTTTACCCTCAAATTGGAAAGACCCATCCTTCTCGATGGGAACGGCAATAGGCAATACACGCTTACGATCTGTGTAGATAACACCAAAACCAGCCTGCCAGTTGAATGTGCCTTTGGTGTAGTAAGCCTGACGTGTGTCCATCATGTGACCTACTTCAAAGCCTGTAAGCCTAGATACCTCTAAACCGCCTGAGGATTGCGTATAAGAGGATATTCCTTGCCTGTGTGTATGTCCACAGACTACGCTCTTTCCGTGTCTCTTAGCGGCTTCTAGGGCTGTTATGCCCCCTTGTGGCTTTGTGCTTTGCTCATCGCCATGCACCATAATCCAATTAGTGCCGGGAATCTCGTATGGCTTCTTATGATACTTGATGCCTAATTCCGGCAGTCTAAGGAAGTTCTCAATCTCTAACTCAGGTGCGCCTATTAGTCCAGGCAGTCTAGTAGAAATGGAGTTAAAGAGCCGCGCTCCGTGGTTGCTTCTTGAGAGCTGTGTGATTTGCAGGTCATACATGACGTCAACGCACATGTCTCTGTCTTTGCCGATGGTCTTGGAGTGTTCGTCAAAGCCTGAACTCCAACGGCTAATCGTCTGAAAGTCAATCTCATCACCGACACAAAGAACCTCATCTGGTCTGAACTTCTTAATAAACTTTGCTACGTTGGCTACTGCTTTGGGGTTGTGAAAGGGAACTTGTAGATCACTTATCACTACGATTTTCAAGGTTAGTCCTCGTCATCCTCATATGGAGTGAAGTTCGGATTGTCTGGGTCAAAGTCAATAGGCGTTGGAAGTAGCCAATCTGGGTAACTGGCCTTGTCCATAATCATTGCCATGGCTATATCAACAGTAAATCCAGCCTTGCGCAAAGCCTTATAGTATTCATTCAGCCCGATGCAATACATCTCTAATGGTGAGTATGTATCGTCTTGAACTTTAACCTTGCGTGCCATAGTTAAATTATCGCTCTAGGAGTATGTTATAAATCTCATCAACACGCGTATTGAGTCGCTTAATTTCACCCAATAGATGAGTAATGACATAGCCAGATAGTCCACCGATGATGGAAACTGTTGCTATGTATAGCGTGAAGAAATCTTGTTGTGTCATTTCTGAATTACCAATACAGCTGCGGTCTCTGTGCCTGATGCAGTAATTCCATAAACGGCGTTGCCATGGTTCTGCAACACAACCTTATCTTTATGATCTACAAGATAACCGTTGGCTGTTGTTAGGTCAGCCCCACCGATATAGAAAGAACCGGAAGTAGCGTGTATGTGAACTTCCTCAGCTGCTTGGTCATTGGCCACGATGATAGATCGTGTAGTTGTAAGAGTGTATTGAGTGCTGGAAATTGTCATTTTTTAGGGGTCGCATATCCAAAGACACCGGCAAGGACAGCCCAAAGCACAGCGCGATAATCAAGTGCAAAGTTGCTTGCAGCCCAAGCAGACAGGAAAGCACCTGCGGTTAGGAATAGTGGATGTTTCATTGTGTGCCCCCTAGCATAGGTATTTCAAAAAAAGTTTCATTATAGTCAGCCTTGCCTTTATTGAATGAGATATGGATATGGCTGGTGTGTGGGTTTGTTGAACCTGTGTATTTACGCCATTTCCAATTAAGGATGCGGCTAGCAATCTTGTGGTTATGTATGACATAAGATATTCGTTTAGCAGGGTCAGACTTTGCAAATGCACGAATCTGATCTGCCAGGTAGATACTTTCAGATTTGTGGTCTGTGAGGTCTGCGTCAATATCAAGGGCACGAACCCAGCCCTCAGCATCAGGCGTATGATCTGATTTACTGTTGTGCTTAGCGTCTCCGATCCAACCGTCAGTTCTACGGTCGCGGTCTGGATACGTGTCATCTATCTGTTCGCGTAGTTGAATTGCGCTTTTACTCAGGCGAGGCTTCAAGGTCATCCCTAACTGGCACAATCCACCGACAAGTTTCCTCATCAAAACCAATTTGATTGTCTGGTTCTGGTGCAATAAACGCGTCTCTGGTTTCATCATAAGTAAAACCTATTCCTGCATAATTCTTGCGTATCTTGCCATTGTATGAAGTGCGCTTGCAGACTTGTCCTCGATAGTTTCCATACCAAGTTTCTGTGTCTAAACCTTCTATTAGTTCTGTTTCGTCAATACCTGTAATGACTTCAGTTACAAGATTGTTATTATCTAAAAATGCGTAATGTGCCATTATGCCCAGCTCACGTTTCCTGTGCCAGCAGTGATTGTTGTTACTTTGTATGAACCATCTGTTGCCGTTGATCCTGTTAAACCAGCACCGATTGTTATTGTGCCAACAGAACTTAAATATCTAAGAATGACAACACCTGAACCACCATTGCCAGAAGCAACACCGGAATCAAATCCACCGCCACCACCACCGCCACCTGTGTTTGCAGTTCCAGCAGTTGCGTTAGTTACAGCGTTACCGCCTGTTCCACCACCGCCAGTTCCACCTGTTCCGCCTGTGCCGTTACCGCCATTCATGCGAACGCCACCACCGCCACCGCCTGCATAAGTTACTGATGAACCTGTGATGCTGTTTGCAGTTCCATTACCACCTGAACCGCCTGTTGTTGAGTTACCTGTGCCACCTGATGCGGTTGCTCCACCACCACCACCACCGCCGCCATAATCGGGATCGTTATTACCTGTGCCACCATTTGTGCCTTGTGCTGGAGAAGTTGATGGAGTGTTACCAGTTCCACCAGTTTTGCTCCCAGTTCCACCGTCAATAGAACCACCACCGCCTGATGCACCAGAACCACCACTTGATAAACCTTCTGAACCACCGCCGCCACCGCCTGATGCGGTGTTTATAAATATAGAATCAACACCAACAGAACCTCTGGATGCGTTAGTTGATCCAGCACCACCCGCTCCTACTGTCAAAGAATAATTATTTAATGTGCTTAAAGTTTGTGAAGTAAATGAACGATAACCACCTGCACCACCGCCACCGCCTCGGCGATAACCGCCGCCCGCGCCGCCGCCAACAACTAAGTAATCACAACTAAAGTTGGCTGGTAGTGCGGCAGGTATGCCTAAAAAAGAAGCAATAGTGTTACCTATCATTATGCAATAGCACCTACGACATACCAAACATCTGCTGCAGTCTTAATACAAGCAGCGGTTTTGTATTGTCCAAGAGTAGGAGAAGCGGCCACTGTGCCGCCTGATAGAACTGTTGTTGTGCCTGGAGTTACCGCACTTATTGTTACTGTGCCAGCACCTTTGTTTAATACTGTAATCACTGAGCCAACAGGAATAGCAGCTGTGGCATTAGTAGGGAGTTTAAACGCTACGGCAGTTGCCTTGTTCATTGGAATTAAATCTTGATAACTATCATTCAACACCGCTGTGTAATCATCAGTTTTATCGCTTGCAACTTCAAACGTTACTAGCCCGTTATACATTGCGGCTGATAGAACATCACCGGTTGCTGCTGGAAAAGTTGCCATTTATTACCCCTTAATATGTCATTACTGACGTGCCGATTATACCGTATAAAGAACTGCCTATGATGAAACTGTCTATGATTGGCTCACTTGTTACAAAGGTTGTATTCCAAGTGCCTGGAGTAATTTCGTGTGCCACTCCCATACATTGCAAAGTCTTGTCTATAACTGTGCCGTCTTGCCCTACGTTCTTGACGCGGATGGTGTCAAAGAAATCTAGGGTAAGAGCTGCTGTTGTGCCAGCGGCGTAGTCGGCTGTGTTTAGATCAAGAGTAAGGGCATCAACCCGTAGAGTGGTCTCTGCCCGTGTCGCGGTATAAGCCCTGGCTATATCTAAAGCCTGTGCGTCTGTCTGGACTAGCAGGTCTGTAGCTGTGTAAGAGTGTGGGAAATACTTAATTTGGCTTGCTGTGTTGCTTGCAGTCTGAGCTGTGCCACCTGCGCGAGTGATTGAAGTCTGGTTAATAATCAGCTTGTCATCTAGGGCAGTAACTATGTTGCGGTATGAAATGCCAGTGCCATCGTTGCTAAAGAATGTTGGGTTGACGCCAGACTTGCTTTGAATGGTAGCCCGGCTTAGGAACTCAGCGTTACCGGATGGCAGGATATAGAACGCGCCTTGCTCTGAAAACTCCATATTCTTGATGGCCTGGAGTGAAGTGCGAGAAGTGCCAGGGTCAGCTTGAACGGTGGTTGAGCCTGCCTGAATGTTACGCATAGAATTAGGAAAGCCGATTGTGTCCAGAATATCGGTTACACGGCTACCTGTGGTCTCACCAGCAGTTGCGCCTGTAACGGTGGTAATGTTGGACATGTTAAGCAAACGGAAAGCATCTGCTAGTTCAATATCTACGTAGCCTATGTTCTGCTCTTTGTCCCATGTGTAGTTATAGGTGATTGTGTAGCCTGAGAACAGGAATTCACCATCGGCTGAGATACGCACCTTGCGTAATGGCACTAACTTGCCAAAGTAAGGCGATGATGGATTAGTCGGATTCCAATCACCGTTCTGATCTAATACCCTAATAGTGGCTGTGCCAGCCTGAAATTCCTCTTGGAGCAGGTTGTAGCCGCGCCTAATGCTTACTCTGTTAACCTGGTTGGAAATGTCTATTGTGTCGGCTGCTTGGTCTGCTAACGTGTTAAACCCTAATATGCCTTCGCCAATAATAAACGGGTAGCCAAATACCGCACCGGAACTAAAGTCAAAGGTTACAACTAGGGTTGGTGTTGCCACTACATGCCGCCTGCAAAACTCTGGATGGTGCTGTAGTTGTTGCTATTGCCATTGGCTGAGTTATTGACTGAGGCTACGCCTATGCCATATTGCGCAGCTGATGGGTCTATGAATATGCGTAGTTCGGTAGGGGTAAATCCACGGGAAGCATTAGGGCGAGCAAAGGCATCTTGGTAGCCGCCTAAGCCATCAAGCATGGCAAACTCAGGGTTAACTGCATCTGCTAGGGCAGCAGCATAATCTTGGGCTAATAATTGCTCAGGGCTAACAACGCTTGGAGTTCCTAAAGTTGCTAGGCCGCTGCGAAGTTGTTGTAAGGCTCGCATTGCTTCCATTGCTGACTTGGCGTATTGACCAAATGGATCAACACTTGCAGCCATCATTGCAGCTAGTTGAACTGATAAAAGTTCTTGGGATAACTTGGCTGCGGCATCTGAATTGCCTAACAAAATTTCGCGTTGAAGTTTAAGGCGTAAAGTCTCATCTTCAGTTACTTTGCCTTGAAGGGCTGCTGTATTTTGAATTAAATCCATGTCCAAAACTTTGGAAGCAGAATCAAGGACTGCCTGAGCCTTTTTTAACGCTAGTTGTTTTTTCTGTTCATCTGTTAATTTCTTAGTGTTCGAGACTATGGTTTTTGTTACTTTGCCTGTTTGTTTGGTATTTTCAACAATCTTTTTAGAATTGCGAACCGACTCAATTTCAGCCTTACCTGCATTTCTAAAGAATTCTAGGTAAGAACCGACCACTGGAATAGACTGTAAACTAAATAAACCTTTGAGCAAATTAGCACCTGGGATGGACTTAATCTTTTCGATCATTACGCTAATGCCTACGATTACCTCAGCAATAGATGTAGAGAAGTTATCCATAGCATCGCTTAAATTTACAATGTTATTATCTGAAAGGTTAGATAAAGCAATAGCCAAACCTTCACCAATAGTTTCCTTAGCGTTTTCAGATGACACTTTAAGAAGTTCTAATTGGCCTTTGTAGGTTTGAACGGCTGCTAACGCATCGCCTTTGAAGTTATCGCTTAGACTGCTGATAATTTTATCTAAATCACCAGATGCAACGGTTGCTTTAGTAATACCGCCACCAAGCCTGGTGAGCGAAGTGTAATTTCCTAAATAAGCCTTGCTTAATGCCGCGCTAACTGCGGCTACATCTTTCCCTGTGCCAGCTGAGATGTCTAACGAAAGGTTAAGAAGTTTCTGTGCCTCAGCATAATCGCGTGTCGCAATAAGTAAAGATTGAAAGGCAGGGCGCAATAAATCATCTAGCACGCCTGTGGCTTGTTGAGTCTTGCTTATATAATTTTCAACATCAACACTATTAAAGGCTAAACCTAAGTTTGATAAAGTTTTAGTTAGTTGCGCTGCTGCTGCGTCATCTTCTACAAATGCTTTGAATGATTGTTGACCCAGATTATATGCTTTTTGCACGCCTGCTAAGCCAACATAACCAGCCGCTAAATTTTTTACGGCTTTAGTTAAACCAAAAACATCTTGGCTAGCCTTATTAAAGGCGGGGCGGCCTTTGTATTCCGCACCAATGCCAATTCCTAAATCTACATTTGCCATTAGTAACTTCTCCTTGAATTAAACTTAAGAGCTGCATTTTGTAAGGCTTTCATTACTGCGGCATTTGCTTTGCCTTGATCTTCAGCCCATGCACGAAAAATTAAACGACCTTTCATATAACGGCCACGTCTACCTGATCCTGAACGAGTATTGCCCTGTGCCATCGGACTAGCGTTCTCTAATGCTCTAATGAATTGAGAACCGGCTTGTGGGTTGTTTGAATGGCTAAAGTTCTTGTTAGTTCTAGGTGTGCCTTTAGGTGCTTTCTGCATACCATTAGGATTCTTGCGGCCTGCGGTTTCAAAGATAGCACCGGAAGCAGTTTTGTTGTTGATAGAAGCTGCATAAGAAAAGCCACGACGATTAGGTTTAGAAGGTGTTGTTTTATAGCCAATACCTTTACGCATAAGTGCTGCGTTGTATACAGGCCACTTTCCTGTTTTTGAAGTGCCTCGCCAATGAGACGGGGTAAAGTCTGAAGGAATAAATCCACGTGCTTTTTGCACAATGGGTTTTAAAGCCAAAGCCATCTCAGTTTGTAATTCTTTGGCTAGGTCAGGCTCAAAGTTACGCAGGGCATATCGGAGTTCTTTAACGCCTTTTACCTGCGTTGCCATTCTTGATCTCCTTTGCCCTATCTTTCATAGCCATCAAATAAGTCTTGAACATTCGCACATCCATATCTATAAAGGATTGTGCAGGAATTCCCGTCTCTAGGCTCATTCGTGCAATGAGGTAGTGAAGGGAATCCCTAGTTAGTCCAAAGGGTCATCATCAAGAACTTCCAC